ATAATTCGTCTGTTAAAGGAACAACCGCAGTGAGGTTAGCATAATGCTATTTGATAAAAGAAAAGGCTCTTTGTTAAATTATATTCAACTTCCGTTGAATGTTGTAACTCCTAACGGAACTTATTTAGGTACAGGGTATAAAGCAACAGGCGAACCAACTTATATTTTATCTCATGTTAGATTAACTGTATTCCCTGTTATTGATTTAGTATTCAGTGATATGAGCAAAAGTGCTATTATAGATACACATAAGCCTACATTAGAAATGAAAGACAACATATTAGGGTACGGATATCAAGTAACAAATACTGAATTAAGATATGGTTACATAACAGTTGCATCACAAAGAATTGATATTGCAAGTGGAAAAATTACAAAACCAATGGCAAACTTTATATTAGAAAAGCAATTACGTAATGTAGGAAATGTTTTAGAAAAGTTTGTTAAGAAAGAATTATCTCAACCACAGTTTGATGCATTGTTATATTATTTCTTCAACGAGGGTGTTGACAAAATTGAAAAACATCCTATTATTGCATTAATCAATAATGAAAAGTGGTATGATATCACAGATGAAATTCAGACTAATATAAAAAAGAATAACGGCCAGTTTGATGAAAAACTAGCCGCTATGAAAATAAAAACTTCTAAGATGTGGAGTTTCGTTCCTGGTTTTAGTTAAGCAACTCCAGTATTTGTGTTTGTAACGTTCACAGTTACATTGTTACCTTTAGAAAGATTTGCTCTTCGGTCAATCTCATTAGCAACAACACTAGCCATATACTTTTCATCAGAAACTACTTTTGCGCCAATTGGCCAAAGTATAAATTTTGCTGAACGAACATAAACGATACCAGCTGGTATACCTATGATAGTAAAGAAACATACAATACCAAATATCACGTAAAGTACTGCATACACCCAACCAAAAGTAAGCAACCAAAGTATGTTAGCAACCATACCAAATACTTGTCGAATATTAGAAACTTCGCCTTCTGCCTTAAGTGTTGTTTCACGAACAACTTTCTTTCCAAATGGGAATGCGTTAAGTTTTGCAAAATTAAATAAAGACTTTGCGATAGGCCAACCGATAATAGTTAGAGCCATAAATCCTGCACTTATTAGAGTTAGTAGTGCAGACCACCAACCAACAAATACAAACCATACTACGTTAAAAAGTGTAATCATTTTAATTTCCTCTCTTAATTAAATGCTTGAAGATATTCTTCGTTACTTGTTTCCAAAGTGACAATACTACCAAAGTATTTGTCAAACGTTTTTAAGAGATTGATATAATCTCCTGATTTCATTTCATCGATAACTTGATTACCATCAAGTCCTAAGTCACGACACAAACCTTGTGCCGTACCCAATAGATAGAAAGCATTACCAGCCGAACTATCTAAATCGATTTTATATTCACGAACATTATTTTTTTGAACTACTGCCATTATGCCACCTCTTTAAAACCAAAACTCGCAACAACAGATTTGTTGCCATCTTCATCTTCTACGATGTCACCAACACTAACAGAATACATAGGAGCCAATCGCTCAATGTTTTCTTCTGGTCCAATGTTACCTATTTGAAATACATCTTCAAGACCTTCAGCAGTTATATTACTAACGTGAGTATAATAACCTAGTTTGAATGCCTCACCAGCAACTTCACCAGTGTCTTTACGACTAGAAAGGCTCATGTCCAACTTTAGTGATTGCTTGTGAACACTATCATGACCTTCAGCATTAACTTGGTCAACTTCTGCATCTGTAAGATGAATTTGATATAGTTTAAATTTCATAGTTCCCTCTCTTTGATTATGTAATTATAATAACACGATTCGCAAATCTGTCAAGTTTTTAGTCTAACCTTGAACCAGCATATGCTTTGAAACCATATGATTTCATTACCTCAGCATAAACTTCTGCACCTTTTTCTTTGGCGTCAATGTTTTGACCTCTATACTCACCTGGATTCCACAACTGCCAAGCCTTGCCTGTCCAGTCTTTTTTAAATCCAATAGATTCTAAACCTCTACGTTCAGCTTTACCAAGTTTAGTATTACCCTTGTTTTCAGGATAAACAGTAACCCATGCAAAACCACATGCATATTGGTCTTCACCTTTTAAAACATCATTAAAAAATGTATCAACTGCTTGTACAGCCTTTGCTTTTGCCTCGTTTGCAACTTCTTGATATGTAGTCATTTTAGTCCTCTCTTTCATTCAATATAAGTATATTATACTACGATTCGCTATTCTGTCAAGTTTTCACACTCTTTTTTATAACAAATATCATTAAATCTTAGTTTAGGCCCATTATTTTCTACGTATTTCTCTACATGCAGTACTTTTTGCATATTAAATGCACCTAGACCAGAAAAATCATTCATAAACTTATCACAATTCACATTCAAATCAGAACAAGATTTGCCTCGTTTGATATCAGAATAATATGCAACATCATCTTTTAATTTAGTAGTCATATGATGCCTATATAATCCAAACTTAAATCCCAATTCACGACCAAAAGGATTGATATCGCCTGCAAATGATAATATTAGTTCATCGTTTGCCCACACACGAAATAGTTCTTTTCCTTTAATCATATTGATTTGCATAACAACATCGACCCATTTATTTCGATAGTTGTCTTTTGGTATTGAAATAAAATTATCTTTAAAAGAGCATTGTTTACGATTTGCTCCACCATCTATTTTACGTGTCCAACATAACCAATCACCAGTTTCAAGTTGAAAATTTAATTCATCATTAGTGATATTCCATGAAAATACTTGGGTGCCTTCCTGTTTATTTTTTCTCAATTTCAAATCAAATAAACTAACTGTATGATTATCACTTCCTAAATTCTTAGGCATGAATACTGAAACTTTGTACCAATATTCTTTTCCATCTAACATTTCACGTTTGTATTCTTTTTCACGTATTTGAATACGTTGAGCATTTCCCCAACCCATATTACGGCCTGCATCACCTATGCTACCTATGTCAGATTGTTTCAATGTAATTTCTAATGCATCACGACCGTGAAAGTTTCCAAACACCAATCGTTCATGTGGCATATGTTTAGAATTATCTGAAAACTGCATCATGTTGGCAGTTTTGTTATCCATAATGTGTTTGAGATTTTTGTGGCTATATCCATAGCTATCTGCGAATGCAGATGAAGATAGAAACAAACCAGCGATTACTAATTTTTTTATCATTTATTATCTCTCTCTAAGATAATAATGTAACACGAATCGCTAGTTTGTCAAGTTTTTTAGACTGGTCTTTCGTTAAGAATTTCGTCAATTAACCCATATTCTAAGGATTCTTGTGGTCCCATGAACTTATCACGTTCCATATCAGCATAGAAATCTTCATATGTCTTGCCTTTTGAATTATGTTTGACGTAGATATTTGTAAGACTTTCTTTGACTTTCAGAATTTCTTTAACTTGAATTTCCATATCAGTTGCCTGACCGCCAGCACCACCACTAGGTTGATGAATCATATGTCTTGCATGAGGTAACATATATCGTTTTCCTGGTGCTCCAGCAGTTGCTAAGAGAGAACCCATAGAACATGCTTGACCTAAGACCATTGTTGAAACATCTGGTTTAATAAATTGCATTGTATCGTATATCGCCATGCCGGCTGTTACAGCCCCACCTGGTGAATTGATATAAAAATGAATATCTTTTTGTGGATTTTCTGCTTCTAAGAATAGAAATTGGGCACAGATTAAGTCTGACTGATAGTCATTTACTTCACCTGTTAAGAATATAACTCTTTCTTTAAGCAAACGAGAGAATATATCAAAACTACGTTCTCCATTTGCAGTTTGGTCTACGACCATTGGTACTAAATTAGGCATACTTTTATTTATTCTCCGTTTTTATTATGATTATTGAAGATTATATAGTAAACAAAATAAAAAGTCAATACAAAAAGTTCGAAGTTTATACAATGATAAATACTCTTAATAAGTAAAGAGAGTATATAATGGCAAGATTTATAGGTTTTAGTACTAAAAATAAACAAGCAATTAATCATACACTAACTGGAAAAGAGTTAGTTGTAGAAGATTTAATGAACCATATCATGACCCGTAAAGGGGAAAGAGTGATGATGCCTACTTATGGGTCTATTATACACGATATGATATTCGAACCATTAACTCCTAACACAAGAACACTTATTGAAGAAGATTTAACAAACATCATCAGTGATGAACCTAGAGTAAATTTAGAGTCGATTAACATAACTGAAGGTGAACATACAGTCACAGCATCTATCAGTGTAGCAGTTCTTCCAGAAAAAGAACCAATCACACTAACGATAGATTTAAAGAGAGAATAGAAAATGAGTCAAGAAAGAGTAGATAACTTATTTGCAAGTGAAAGCTGGACCAGTGTATACACTGCTTTCAGTAACGTGAGTTTGAAGTCTTATGATTTCGATACAATACGTGAAAGTTTACTTGCGTACATCAATAAGACATATCCAGAAAAATTTAATGATTTTATTGCAAGTTCTGAATTCATTGCGATTTTAGACCTTGTAGCATATTTAGGTCATTCACTAGCATTTAGAAATGACATGAACACACGTGAAAACTTTATGGATACGGCTGAACGCCGTGAAAGTATTTTACGTATGGCAAGAACACTTGGTTATATAAAAACAAGACCAATCAATGCAAGTGGTATGATGAAAATCACAAGCGTAACTACTACAGAAGATGTTGCAGACAACGAAGGTAATTCTCTCGCCGGTAATGTTGTTAATTGGAACGATTCTAATGATGTTGACTGGTATGAAAAGTTCACTACAATTCTAAATTCTTCTTTCAATAAAAATACAAAAATTCAAGACCCTAGTGCAAGTTTAACAGTTGGTAATGTAGAAAACTATTTGTATGAAATAAATGAAGCACTTTCATCAAAGTCTATTGCTTATGCATTCACATCAAATGTAGCAGGAGCGAATAGAAGATTTGAGGCAGTTAGAGCAAGTTTTGAAAATGATAAAATCATAGAAGGCGAACCACTAACTGATAAAAATTTCACAATCATTAATAGAAACGATAATCTAGGACCAGCATCAGATAGAACAGGTTTCTTTGTTTTGGCAAAAGCAGGAACATTGCAATTTGAAAACTTTTCTTATGGTGTTAAAATGTCTAACAGAGTGGAATCAGTCACTAATGAAAATATTTCTAATACAGATGTTTGGATACAAAAACTAGACTCAGATTTATTATACAAATCTTCTGTTACTAAAGTAGATAATGATACACGTGAAACTGCAATATACAATTCTCTTAGAACAGGAAATGGTGACCTTGTACACGTAACAACTGGAACAAATAACACAATAGAATTAAGATATCCAGATGGTATATTTGGCAATGCGGCTTTTGGAGATTATAGAGCATGGTTTAGAACAGTTACGAATGAAAACTTTTCTATTCAGTCAGGAGATATTGATAATGTTTCTATATCTATTCCATATGTAGGTGCAGATGACAAAACATACAGATTAACAATTACTATGGCAAGCACCAAAGACTTTGGTGAAAACTTTGCAGGTGAAACATTTACAAGTGTAAGAAGAATTGCACAGAAGGCATACTATTCACAAGACAGAATGGTTAACGCACAAGATTACAATGTTTATCCTTTAACACTAGGTAACAACATTGTAAAAAAATTAAAAGCAGTCAACACAAGTTTTGCAGGTAATTCTCGTTACTTTGAAATGGATGATGTTACAGGACATCATTCAAATTTAAGTATCACAGGTACAGATGGTTCTGTTTTTGTCGAAGATGAACCAATTAGCGTTTCATTGTTCTTTAATAGAACCAGCGGAGATGCAGATGACTTTGTTAGAAATGAAATGTCAAGAGCATTAGGTCATGCATCGTTGTTTAATAAGTATCACTTCTTATATAAAAACGATGTTAGTGCAAATAAAGTTGTAAACGAAACATATACTAAAAGTGATTTAAACAATTTACAAATCGATGGTGTTTCGGGCGCACCGTGGGGTGTGGCACAAGGCGATTACTTACATCTAGTAGGAACATCAGGTAGTGAATATTATGCACGTGTTGTACGAGTAGTAAATCCAAATTCATCAGGTCTATCAGTAGACCCTAGTTCTGTTGTATTAGATAAAATTATACCAGAAGATGGAACTGTAAAAACTGCTATAAGAGGATATAGAACAAAGTTCATTGAAGATACAGGTTTAGGAATTACAGAAATTTCCGATGTTAAAGCAAAAATCAATGACGATGCTACAACGTTTACTATATATTATGACGTAAGAGATAATGCAACTGATTTATGGACATGGAAAATTTGGGATGGTGTAACACCAGCCAGTTTAGCAGATAAAATTAGTTTAGAATTTAAATATAATGCAGGTATACGTGCAAGTGAAGCCATGTACACTGCTAAATTTACTGGTAAGAGAGTAGTATTTGAAAGTTACGACCAAGTAAAATTTTACTATGGCAACAAAGATATTGTCGTAGACAACGAAACAAATCTTGCACAAAGAGATAAAATTTTAATTAACTACTATGATGGTGGTTCTTTAAATGTTTTACCAGATACAAAATATAATGATATCGTAACAATAGGTTATGCACCAGTTACTAATTTCCAAAGTAACGGATCGGGTGGTGGAACATTTGATGCAGTATACAGACATACAGGCGCAAGAGACAATTATGAACTTATAGATCCTGAGACTGTTAATATAGACAACCCACTTACACCAACAAAATATGTACATCAGTTGGTATCTCCAGTAGGCATTACATATGATTTACCAGATGATGCAGTTACAAGTCCAACAGCACCTAGAGATAGTATTATCGGTGCAGAGCCACAAGATACTATATCTCTTGAAGTTGCAGACATTTCACAGTTTATTGCAAGTACTACAAAACTTGAAGATGACTCAGCAGTGAGTTCATCAACAGAAACATTTATTTCATCAGATACTATACCTATCGTAACTGATACATCAGCAGAGGCAGTTGCAAATGCAGAAGCATCATTCAGTACTGTAACAAGCACTAACTTAGAAAATACATATGGGTTCAAAGGTAAGCCTTCATTATCATATTTTGGAACGGCACCAACGACAAATAACTTTTTATGGATTGATATAAGTGCGTTACCGTCAGGAGAAACTACAACTAGTGCTACGTTTGGTATGACAGGTGTACAAAGAGAGTTTATTACACAATTTGATACAAACACTAACTTGTTTACGTTTACATATCCTTTTAAGAATTGGGGAGTGTTAGCAGATGGAACAGGCGGTGATGGTATAACCAGTGCAGATAATATACCTAATGATGTTAGATTTAGACAACTTGCATATGGTGAACTTAATTTTTCAACATCAGAGTCTATAACACAAAGCAATATGATTGTTAAAGATGCTAATGACAATATAGTTGATAACGAACATTTAGAATTAGTAGCAGGTTCAGGTAGTGCATATAAAATTATTTTCTGGACTATAGATCCTGGAGTAGGAAGTTTATTTGATATATTCATCGGTGATGGTAGTGCAACAACAGACTTAGACGATTTTAGTTTAAAAGTTGTAGCAGAAATCGAAGTAGCAAAAGGCGTTGAAACACAAACATCATCTTATGCGACTACTGGTGCATATGTTTATGACGATTTTAGAATCAATACTGGTTACGATGATGCAAAAAAAGTTAAGCTATTAACACTTGATACAAAAGGTAATCCATACGGAATATTAAATATATTCAACTCTACAGATGCACAAGGGAATGTTAGTATTTCTAAATTCGTACAAGAGTCATACATGGAACCTAATCTCAATATAACTTTACACCGAGCGGCAAAAACAGCAACAGCAGGCCCGGCGGCAAACAATTCGATAGCACCAAGAGACCAAAGACCAGAATATACTCTATGGTTCAACACTGATAATAATGACTGGTACTTATATCAAGCAGGTGTTTGGACAAATTCATTTGTACACAATGAAGTAGTTACTGGTCCTAATAGTAAAATGTATTATGGTGCTTATGAATATTCAGTAGTTGACGGCAAGAGTTTTGTTGAAGACAAATTTATGAGTTACAGATGGGATCACTATGCAGATATAGATAAAAGAATTGATCCTAGCACAAGTAATATTGTTGATATGTATGTTCTTACAAGTGATTATGTAAGACGAGTTAATCAATGGATAGCTGGTGGATTTAAAACAGAAATCCCAACTTCTCCAAACAATTATGAATTAAAATCTCTAATGAGCGGCATTGAACCTAAGTCAGCAATCGCAGACCACATATCATATATACCAGTTAAGTTTAAATACTTATTTGGTGCATATGCTACTCCTGAAAATCAAGCAACATTTAAAGTTGTTAAAAAGTCAGGAACTGCATACACAGACAGTGAAGTTAAAACAGCCGTGTCAGCAAAAGTAAACGAATACTTTGCACTTGATAATTGGGAGTTTGGCGATACGTTCTACTTCTCAGAATTAGCATCATATTTACATCAACAACTTGGAGATTATATTGCAAGTGTCGTTATAACACCTAAATATTCTACTAGTGAGTTTACAGACTTACTAAGTATTACTAGTGAACCAAATGAAATTTTCTTAAGTGTTACTACATCAGAAAATGTTAAAATCATTTCAGCAATTTCAACATCAGAACTTCAAGGCGAGGATGTAACAAACAATGGCTAAGAATAAAATTTATGACTTTCTTCCAGGACATTTAAAGAATAGTGAATTAGAAACTATCTTTGAAGGTACATTAGAAAGAGCATTCTCTAAAGGCTCAGTTGAAAAAACAAGAGCATACATAGGAAGAAAAGAAAAGGGAATAAACAAAGAAGAAGATATCTATCTAACATTCCCTCCACATGCATTTAATCGTGAAAACTACGGACTAGAACCAGTCTATGCAAGTTCGTATGATAAAGTTTTTTACGAAGATATGCTTAACTCATTATTCAATAAGGGTGCATTAACAAACGACCACAGAAGATTATTTGATACACAAAAGAAAACAATTAATATTCCGATTGATTTAGATAAATTTATTAACTTTGAAATGTACTATTGGCTAAAGCCAGGATTTCATTCAACTATAACTGGTAGCAATAAAAAGCACTATGTTACAATCGCCAGAGACTCACAGAATTTATTCGCAGTGGATAACTGGTGGTCTAATGAAAATCAATGGTATCACTATGAAGATATTAAAACTCTCATCACAGAGGATAGTGGTGAGTATATGGAACAAGCGAAAAGACCTATTATCGAATTCGATGCTAGAATTGAACTTAGTAATGATAGTTTAGGCAAAGACGCAAATTCAAATTGGGATTTTCCTACATTTAAAATATATGACAAAGATGGTCTAATAACCGATACAAATGCAAAAATATTTTCATATGTATTAGGTGATGACACATTGTATAACGCAGACCAAGAATTAGGCTTTGTTCCTCTTATGAAGTCAGGAGACTACTTAAGTGAGTTTCAATTTATTGTAGATATTGAAGACGACCAGCAGTATGATTTAAACGGACAAACAACTAAAATATACATTGATACTATATTTCCTTATAGAAATTTTAGACAAGAATTTGGAAGAGAAGCAGGAACAACACTAACATTATCACAAAAACCTAAAACTGAAAATGCAGTAGACGTATATGTTGATGGTATAAAATTACAAAGGCTTAATCCAGACGTAAACAACCCAACTAATTACGTAGTTGATGTTTCTAACAATCTTGTAACTTTAAATAACGCACCAGAAGGTTTTGTATATGTTGACTATTGTACTAATAGTCCTGTAGTAAATGACGGAGACACTGGTTTTCAAAGACTTCATCATTCAATAGAATTTAATGTTGATAACAAATCTTATACAAATACAAACTTATCTTATTCACTAGTCTACGAACACTTTTTAAGAATAGTAGAAACTGCTCCTGGGCTTACAGGTGATGCAAATGGTTTTAATAATTTTAGAAAACTAACAACACCGGGTCAAAAAAATACACTTAACAATAGAGGAAGTGTGCTAGTCACAAACTCAGTTGATGTTAAGGATGCGTTTTTTGCCTTAACTAGGGATGATTATGATCCAATTAAAGCAGTTGAATTTTTATCAACAACATATCAAGGTTATAAAAACAAACTAGTAACTACTATAAGAGAAATCTTAAATGGTTCAGGAAGTTCATCTAAAACAGATTTAATGATACTTGAAGAAGCACTTGACACTATTTCTTTATCAAAGAGAGATAGTATTAGCATATTCGATAAACTTGATATAATCAATCACGGTGAGATATATTCTCATTACCAAGAAGCAGAAGTAACGATAACACCTGATGCTAAAGAACAAGTTGTTCCAGTAGAATTATTACCATTCGGAGAAGATAGAAGTGTATCAATTTTCAGAGACAATGTACTACAAAGATTAGACGTTGATTATACTATATCAGATACAGGTAACGAAATAACATTTAAACAAGCGGTTGCAAGTACTAGTAAAATAGTTGTAAGAAGATATGACAGTATAAAAGAAACATTCATTCCACCAAGTGCTACATATCTAAAAATAAATCCAGCATACAAACCTGAAATAGTAGTAGATGAAAACTATACAAATAATGTAAACTTTGTAAGAGGTCATGATGGTTCATTGATGGCTACATATGGTGACAGAACAGATTCAATCATGTTGATGTTTGAAACTTTTATTTGGAATAACTTAGATAAGAATATCGAAAGAACAGAAATAGATGCTATAAATTATGGAGTATATCAATCCGCATCTGATGGAGATTGGAGTAATTCTGAAAAGAAATATACGATGTATCCTTTCTTTAAAAAGTGGATGATTAGAAACAACATAGATGATTTAAAAAATACTTCATTTGATCCTAATGATTGGAAAACATGGAACTATAGAACTAAAGACGCAAACTCTCCAGGACATTGGCGTGGCATATTTGAGTTTGCCTATAATACTGACAATCCTCTCGAAGAACCTTGGAAAGTATTAGGACTATCACAAGAGCCTGAAAACTTTAGAACAACGTATGGTTCAGATTTTACAGATGCTACTTTTTGGAATGATTTATTTGCAATTAATAATATTACAAATCTTCCAGTACCAGTTGATAACAACGGTGATTTGATAGATATCAACAATTTATTTTTTAATAATCAGATTACTAATAATGAGATTGGTGGTCTAAGTGAAGATTGGGAATTCGGTGACGGTTCTCCAGTAGAAATGGCATGGAGACGTTCAAGTGAATATCCGTTCACTCAGTTTATCTTAATGATGTTAACTAAGCCTTTTAAAATTTTCTATACATATAAAGACCAAGTTAACAGAGCAATCGAAATTAACAACAGTAGAGAAGGACTTAATACTTCTCAAATTCTTTTACAAAAGAAAGAGTATGAGTTTAAGTTAGGTTCTAAATTAGGTGGGTTCGTAAATAACTTTAGATTGTTTGCAGAAAATACTTCTATGTCTAATAGTAAGTATACAGAAATACCTAAAGACAATTATGAATTAATAATTCATTCAGGAGAGCCAAACAGAAGTGAATTTTTTAGTGCAATAGTAATTGAGAAAGTTTCAATGGATAATGCACATCCAGTATATTCATTAGCAAATACACCTAACTATAAGATTGGTGACATTGTTTACAATACATCAGATAAAAAATATTACAAAAGAAAAACAGAAGGTCAGACAGTAGTTGAAAACGGCGGTACGATAAACTTTGACTACAGTGCATGGATAATGATTTCACAACCAAAGACACAATCTTTTGGATACAGAATTCAAGGCTATGATGAAATAAATCCTACATTCTTTGCTATGGATTGGGATAGAACATCTGGTGAAAAAGCGTTTAGTACTAAAGGCGATAGAATGAATCTTAATGAATGGCAAGAAGGATTCTATTACAGAAAAGATGCTTATATGAAATATCAAGGTCAGCCTTATGTTTGCTTACGTGACCACACATCAACAACATTACTTGATGACAACATTGAAGATTGGAAACAACTTGTAGAATGGCCAACAACAAATGTTGTAACTGCATATGGTTGGAAAGAATTTCAAAATGATGCAATAAAATCTTTTAACTATGGAGACATATTAACTTCAATAGATGATGTTGCACATTTAATGGTAGGTTATCAAAAATATTTAGAATTAATAGGTTGGGGCTTTACAGATATAGATGAACAGGGTAATACAATAGATTATAAAGAGTTACTATTAAAATTCTTAGAATGGAGTTCAGAAACACATGAGCCGGGTGACTTTATTACACTATCTCCTATGCTATTATCAGGAAACTTTACAGCACCATATGGTGTAGCAACTGTAAGAAAAGAAACACATAAAAACTTTTATCGTGTAGTAGATGCATCAGGTAGGTTAATCCCAAGTAGTGCAATTAATTTTACTACAGATGGCAAAACAATAAACTTTAGAAGTGACGTTCCAATCTATGGAATGAAAATTGACATTAGAGATGTCGAACATGCGTTTGTTGTAGATAGAGTAGATAGTTACAATGATATCATATATGATCCACATAATCATAATAGAAACTTACGTATGCAAATTGATTGTAATAGAAACGTTGATTGGGATGGGACATTAACAGTAGATGGTTATTTGACATACGGTGATGTATTAATTCCAAACTTTGAAACTATTGCAGAAGAATCAAAATATTATAGAGATACACTTATTGACCAAAGTTTAGATTCAACTAACACACTTAAAGGGTCACAGATAGGTTATAGCAAAAGAGCATATCTTTCTAATCATGGAATAGAAAGAGAAAGTTCATTAGAATTTTATAAAGGGTTCTTATCTCATAAAGGAACTGAGTCTGCTATTAACAGAATTATTAATAACAATAGTAACTTTAGAGATATAACTCACCAAGATGTTTGGGCAGTAAAAATTAATGAATACGGAAAACTAAACAATGGTTATAAAGCATCACAAGATGTCAACACGATTGAAATATTAAGTGATCCGCATACTATTGAGTATAGTAATCTACCACAACCATTTGTATTAAGAGATATACCAAAATATTATCCTATAAAAACTACAGGATATGTTGATGGCAATGATGTAAATCACGTGGTGAAAACAGAATATGATTTAGTAGACTTAAATAATGAAACATTATATGAAGGCGATACTGCATGGATTCAATTCGACCCACAAAGAGAATGGGATGTAAGACGATTAAGTGAAGTTGCAGAAATTGCCTACGTAGGTGAAACAGATGATAACCAATTATATATTGGTTTAACAAATGAGATTGATACAGTTGAGACTGTATATTTAAAAATTAAAAACTCAACTATTGATCCAGAGGTTGCTGATTATTACTATCTAGTCAGTAACGGGACAAAAACAGTTGATGGTATACTAGTTTATGAATACTTAGTATTTGAATTAAATTATGAACCTCTTATTGTTGAGATTGATAGTTCTACAAGCAATAGTTTGTTTGTTCCAACTTCATCGCAACAAGGTGTTGAAGCTATAGGCTCAGTAAGTAATCCAGTTATTTCTGCTGGTGATACCCTAGTCATTGATGGTGCAACATTTTCTTACACACCAGGAACTGGTACAACATCAAGTGGTATATCTATAGGCGGCGAGTCAGCAACAGTTGATCCAGTTATTTCTGCAAATGAAAGAATGCAGATGATTATATATGACACAAATGGTACAATAGCAAATTCAAATACGCTTGTAACATTTAGAGGAACAACTGCTTCGGCAACAACATCATTGTCTTCTAACAAAGATGATGAATTCACAATCGACGGCACAACAGTAACAGTTGATTACAGTGCAGTATCTAGTATTAGTGAGACTTCTACAGCAACAGAAACTACACCAATGTCTGCTGGAGAAACCGTAATAGTAGATGGTGTAACAAAATCTTTTGCAGATTTAACAGTTACAGGATCAGTACAGGCACCTACAATACCACAAAACAAACCATTACAAGTTAACGGAACATTGATATCGTTGGTATTAGGTGATGATATCGATGCAATCATAACAAACATTAATGCAAACAGTGTAGACGTTGTTGCTAGTAAAACAGCAAATGATGAATTAGTATTAACAACAAGTTCGGGCGTGTTGGAACTATCAGGTACAGCGTTACAAGATGTAGGTATCTCTACATCAACTTCTTATAGAGCAAGTAAGTTTGAAAATATGGCTACAGAATTGTCTACAATTCCTGATATAACATCTACTGTTACAATAGGTGGATTGTTAACAATAGCGAGTTCTGGTACTACAATGGACTTAGGTGGTACTGCATTGACAACTTTAGGTATGAGTGCTGGAACATATAATGCAACATCTGATCCAACAGCAACATCAGTAGTAAATCAGATAAACTCAATTCCTACATTGAATGGAGTAACAGCAACAGCAACTGGTGGTACGATATCAATTACAAGTTCTAATCCTACTTTGACTATTGTAGAAGTGACAGCAGGAGCAATGAGTAGGTTAGGGTTCGCAACTACAACAGTTGCAGTTGATTCTTTGACAAACATAAAAGAAGATATAGAAAATCAGGCACTAGCAGGAGTTTCAGGTGTAACAGTTTCAAAAGGATTATCTGGCAGACAATTAGAAATTACAAGTTCACAATCAAGCATTGTTCTATCAAATGTTATTGGTAACCCACTTAATGATTTGGGTATACCAGTAGGAACATATTCGAATGCTATAACTACTAGCAGTAGTGCAACAGAATTCAAAGACCAAATCAATTCACAAACAAATGATGTATTAGTGAACATTACAAGTGATGGAAGAATGGTGTTTACGTCAACTAATGTTAGTTTGACATTTAGTGGTACAACTGATGCTATGTTAAACAAATTAGGACTGTACAGAGAATACACAAGCGTAACAAGTAATGCAAACTTTAAAGCAATGCGTTGGAAGTCTATGAGATTTACACCGTTCTTTAAGTTTGAAAAGTTTGATGAGTTCTATACTGATTTGGGTCTAAACTCAGAAGCACTAATTTGGGCAGATGATTTTGACGGTGAGGGTTGGACAGTCCTAACTAGAAATAGTACAGGAACATTACTAATAAGAAATAGACAAGCACAGACACTTGAAGCAGATTACATGAAACGTATGATTTTACGTGATGGTGAAAACTTTTTCAATTATCAATTATTTGATCCATTGAATTTAAAGTTTCCAGGAACAGCGGTAAAAGATATTGATTATATAACTTGGGAAGATCCTGCAGGATACGATGAAACAAGTTCTAATGAATTATGGCTTGATGAGAATTTAGGAAAGATTTGGTGGGATACAAGTCTTGCACGTTATTACAGATACAATGATTATGGTGATAAGAATAAAAACTTAATAGAATCACATGTATCAAAGTATTGGGGCAAGTTAGTTCCTGGTTCAGAAATCAACATTAAACAATGGTCAAAGAGTCAAACGCTACCAGAAGGAATTACAACATTTACAACTAAAGTATATTTCGATACGACTAAAAATAAATCTATTACTGAATATTTTTATTGGAGCGAAATAGGAAGTGAGCCTGTAGGAAACAAATCTTTGAGCATTGAAGAAATAAAAATGTTAATTGAATCAGGAGATATCAATAATAAATTTATCCCGATTTCTGCTAACAAAATTATTATAAGCAACAACGCTTACGTATTTGAAAATGATAAAGTTACGGCTACAGTTGAATACAGAGTAACACCAGATATCGATACTAAACACGTTGACTGGAAATTCATCAAAGAGGGTGGAGACTATGATACAACCGTAGTTGACCCTGTTATATTCAGAGACTTTGTTGACAGTATAGCAAACGTAACGTTCCAACAATATGACCAAAAATTAGTAGAACAATCTATGTTAGGTGATCCTAACTTTGCTAGTATACCTTTTGCAATCTTATCAGGATTGTATGGTGAAGGAACTGACGATGCAACAAAAGATAATATCGTTGCTACATTAAACTCAAAAATAATTGATGCTAAAGATATTAGTTTTGACATTGATCCAGTTGATCCTTTTAAAGCAAAATTAAAAATTGCTTCATCAGTAACAGTCTTGGTTGATGATGTAGTTAGAGTTTATAGAATTATACCTGTAGAAAATCCTTGGTTTACAAACTTACAAGAAGCCAGAGAAAACTTTGCTTCACTTATGAATAAAGAAATGAATAACAGGTTCTTGCAAGGTGACTTCCCATTCTACAAAGATTTCATCTATCCAGATGAGTTGGCTATGTCTTTACAAGATTGGTATCTAACAGATGAGTATAAAGAAGTTAAACGATTTGGTTATCTATCTAAGACAAGAGATTTCGATATGCTGAAACTGTATAGAGAAGGAATCAAATCATTCAAATTAGAATTACCAACACACAATGAATTCTATGTCGAACATGAAGGCGCTCTACGTTTAGTTAATAGGTCTAAGAGTGCATTAAACTTATCTTATGTAGATATGGTAAAACCAGAAAATGACCAAGCATCAGAAAAGTATTACGAAAATGCACTAGGTGTACAGATACAAGAATTGTTTGCTTTGTTAAAAGGTTATCCTCAACCGAATATTATGAATAACATTTTATTCGGCATGATTAATTATTTGTATAATGAAAAAACATATCCAGACTGGATATTCAAATCAAGTTACATTGACTTAAGATTGTATCACAGAGAATTTAGACAGTACGCAATATATCAACGTGATAGTGAGGAAGATATTTTAGAATATATCAATGAAGCTAAACCTTATCACGTTAAAGTGAGAACTAAGAGAAGACATTACAATCAAAATGAAATTGTAAACTCAAACGTAGATATAGAAGAATTACATAAAATTAAACTTGACTTTGGTAACCATTCACGTTATATTGATGCAGATATACTTGAAGGCGGAAATGAAAATATCGTTGATGCAGACAATTATCCAGATATAGCAGATGGTACTTGGGAACAGGGAAGATTATTAAGAACGAGACATAAAAATACAAATGATGAAGGTGGATTTGACACTGGTCTAGTTCTTCCTAAGTTTTTAGATTCCACAACTATGAAAGTCAAGAGATACACAGACGATACTAGACAAACACATGATGAAACTTATATGTTTGTTTATGATATGTTTGGACGTGGATGGAAGATAGAAGTGAAAGCCGAATCAAATGCTATATCATTTGACGGATCTACGGTTGTTGTAGATACGCCGGCATCATTCAATACTGCATCTGAAAAAAATAAGAAACTGATTGCTTTCGAAAATGAAACAACGGGTATCATAGAGTTTATGACATACAACAAGAAAGCATCACAGAACCTTACTATTGACGAAAGAGGTCTATATACAGGATTACACACATCATCTGGTACAACAAACAAAGTTTATGCATTGGATACACCACTTGAATTGGTATTACATGGAAAACTAAAGCCAGAATGGAAATAAAAGGATATAGAAGGTATTTTGATAAATAGTTAAGATTACTAAGAGAGATAAACATGTTTAAAGATAATATACAAGCACAAGTAGTGGGAATGCTCAAAATATCAGACGTTGAGACAGGAAAGGTACTTGTTAATAAGAAAAATGCTATTCATCCAGGAAATATGGCATATGTTCTAGCCTGTGGTCTTGCTGGTCAACCAACAAGCGTCAACGGTACTGGTACATCACCATATATCAATTGGATGGCATTCGGTAATGGCGGTAGTAATTCAACTACTACATTGTCGTACCGTTCTCCAAGAGTTTTCACAACATATGATAAATTGGATATGACTGCGAGTAATTCAAAGTTATATGCTAAAACGTATCAACAGGAGACTACTAATACAGTATTTCATCCTGGACAAGATGAAACTGGAATTAAAATTCCAGAAAATACATCGAAAATTAATTTTAATGTAAAGCTAGACCATGACAAGTATGAGGCTATGGTAAAAACAAGCGATCCGAGTGTTGATTTACCAATAACCGATAGTAATACTCATAGTCCTAGTGTGTCTGCATTTACATTTGATGAAATTGGTCTATTAGCTGGTGTAACAGATGCTGGCGTATTAGACGAAACAAAGACCCTGATGTTAACACATGTGACTTTTCATCCTGTGTTATTGTCAGCGAATAGGACTATCGAAATAGATTATACGATAACTATTCAACTTAGTTAAGAGAAATCCGGAAATACCTCTTGATTAAGAATTTAATTGACTAGTCAAATTTAGGAGTAAAAACATGGCGGTGATATCAAACAGTGACTTAAGTACACTAAGAGACACCTTAAATTCGATACTAAACGGAACAGGTGTTCACGGTGGCTATAACCAAAGTCACACGGTAGCGGCCAACCCTGCGGCAGGAGATGTGATTGATGATGCATATCAAGATTCTATTTTTTCTGCGGCAAGTAAGGTAGCAAATTATTATAACATTACAAACCCATTTACGGCGGTTAATGCTGGTGATGTAGTTCAAGATGAGCAGTTTTATAATCATGCGACATCGTTTACTACTACCATCAGTGACCATTTTGATAACCCTTGGACTTATTCAAGTGGTTGGGACATGACAGTTGCACAAGAAACTTCACAAACAGTCTCAGATTGGAACGGTACAAAAGAACAAGTTGTAAAAGTTACATTCAATGATGAAGCAACTATGAATGCATGGTTCTCAGCAGGTGGTGAAATTAGAATTTCAGCATCACACTCAGATACAAGCAATAATCAACAAGGTACTTCATGGGAACAATTAACAGCAGAATTGGGAACATATAGAATTTCAGTACGTCCAACAGATTCAACTAACGTTGATTCTTCAACACGTAAAAAATATTCAGACCTAACTACATCTTATGTAGAAATCAAAAAAGAATATGCAGATGATAGTGACTATAGCACAAACTATATATCTATCGAAGCATATAAATCAGGAGCAGAAATCTACGTTAAAACTATTTTAGCAGATGCCCATACGGCACGTTCTGGTTCTGGTTCAGGATATGGCGGCGCATGGTCTTGGAGTGGAGCAGACCAGGCAGTTGGAACATCTACAGTAACAATCAATGCATTAAAGTTAAGTAACTCAGATGCAGGGTCTGTTAATGTAGCAAATCCTAGTTTTACGGTAATAGACAATCTAGCATAGATTTTCTAGCATGACAAGAGATAGGATTACAATATGCCACAGAGTTACTATTTAGGAGGAAAGATACGAGCATCCGATTATAACGGTTTCGCAGATGATATAAACGAAATTGTTGGAATTGGTGCGGGCGACTCAGGTTATGGTCAAAACCAACTCGTTATCCCTCACGTATCCGCTGGCACAAAAATTAATGCTTCTCATATGCAGTTACTCCTAACTGCACTAAAATTTGCAGGGCAACACCAGGGTACTAGTATCAACTCACCGGAAGATACTAATGACCCTGGTTTTCCAACTGCAGGACAAATAGTTAAATTGTTACCGAACTTAGAATTAGATATCACCAATGTTCGTGCAAATAAACTAAACTTTGACATAGCGTATATGACCGCTGAGTCAAACAAAATATCATCATCAAAAACATTTGATCCGCCTGGCGCAGGCGCAGTATATACTTGGAACGCAAATGTAAATTATGAAGTGTCAGTGATATTCCCAGATGAGGATGCACGTAGGCATTTCTTTAACACTGGTGGTGAGTTAAGACTAGATACATCATTAACAAATGTTGATGCTTCACACAAACAAAGTGTAGACTGGTCAACAATGTTTTCTAACATTGGTATTGTAAAATTAACTCATAATCTTACAGAAGCAACAGGAGGCGTAGGTACTCCCTCTGGTGGATTTACATCATTAACATCATCATATGACATAATCTATGAAAAGTCAGGTGGTGACGGTAGTAGCGGATACTATACTAATAACAAATTTGAGATATCTGCTAGATTAAACGGAACCAATGCAATAGATTTTAAATTAGATTTTATTGATGCATATGCTACAAGTCAATACAATTTGACAGATTATGTAGCAGGAGACTTAAAAGTACAACTAGATTTGTTACGTGCAGATGACCAAGATGCATCTGGTAATGGTGTAGTAATCTCTTCTCCAACATTTTCACACATTTCTCAACTTTAGGCTTGACAAACGCTCTATTTTCTTGTATTATTATAAGAATACAGGAGTATAACCATGTCAAAAAACGAGAATATTACGCCGTCCAAAGATGAACTTGCACGGCTAGAAAGAGCATTAGAGTTTTCTAACACAATGCAAACTTTCAACCTTAATAAAAACAACTTAAAAGTTAAAACACAGAATTTACTGAACCACAGTAACAATGGTGGTACATTTAAAGTATCACAAGAATTGATTGGATTTGTAAGTACTATCGTAAGTGCAGGTAAAACAGAAGTAATTTTACTTGATAAAAATGATATACCAATTAAAATTGAAGATACTAAAAAGTTCCTAGAAGATATTTCTAGTTTGTACTTTGAAGTAATTAACGAATATTACAATGACTATCAGAAGTTACGTAGTTCACGTAAGATTGAGAAGGTTCTGGAAATCTAATGAGCAAAGGAATTCTAATCTTTGCGACAAATAATGGTTTACTAGATTACATAAAAATTGCATGTACATGTGCAGGTTATGTCAGAAAGAATTTATCAGGTTTTGATGAAATCGCTTTAATTACAAATAATGAGTCATTGTTAGACAATGAAGAATTAGTAAACAAGTATTTCGATAGAACTATTATTTCCGCATCAAAACAGGATAGCAATATAAGACTATTCAAAGATACTGCAGGACAATCGCAGTATGCACCTTTCGTCAATATGTCACGTAGCGATATATATGACCTCTCACCTTACGAAGAAAGTTTGGTTATCGATTGTGATTACTTTGTAATGAGTAACACTCTTGACCAAGTATGGGGTAGTGAAAACGACTTCATGATTAATTGTCAATATAGGGACGTTGCGGGTAGACATGGCAGTAACGTTTCCTATATTGATGATTTCTCCATACCTATGTATTGGGCAACAGTTTTCTATTTTAGAAAATCTGAATATACTGAAAACTTATTTACTTTAGTTAGTCACATTAAAGAAAACTATAAGTATTATTATTATTTGTATAATTGTTCAGGTACATTATTCAGAAATGATTTTGCATTTTCAATGGCTGTTCATATTTTAAATGGACAAGTAGCAGGTAAAATCCCATCATTACCTATTGATTACCTAAACAATAGTTTTGACTTAGATGATATTTTTAGAGTTAATAGTAGTAATGATATTATAATGTATTGTGCCAAACCTGATAAAACAACTGAACACATATTAGCAAGATTTACAAACACAGATATACACATTATGAATAAATCTGCAATAGAACGCAACATAGATGCATTAATGGCGCAAGGAGATACTCTATGAGTAGAGGATATATTTGCATAGCACAAAACAGTAAGTATGATTATCTTAATCAGGCTTATGGGTTAGCATTAAGTTTGAAAGCCACACAAAAAGAAAATGCAATTTGTGTATGCGTTGATGAATATACTAAGACACAAATTACAGGTAAACACAAAGAAGTGTTTGACCATATTGTTGATATCCCATGGAATGATGATGCTGGTGCCGATGAATGGAAAATTCATAACAAGTGGAAATATCCACACATGACACCATTCAAAGAAACTATCATTCTTGATACTGATGTTTTGTTTACACACCCTGTAGACCATTGGTGGGATCATTTATCTAAGAAAGATGTTTGGGCATGTACACATGTTAAAACATTTAGAAACGAACAAATAACAAATGACTATTATCGTAAAAAATTTACACAACTAAATTTACCAAATGTATATAGTAATTTCACGTATTTTAAAGAATCTGATACCGCATTCGAATTGTTTAAAATGATTGAATTAATTATGGTTCATTGGACTGTGTACTACGATAAATTTCTTAAAGGAACAGGCCAAGACTGGATGAGTGCAGACTTGGCATACGCATTAGCGATACGTTTATTAGATTTAGAGGAAGAAGTAATTGATAATGACATTAAAGATGTACCTACATTTGTACATATGAAAAGTTATATTCAAAATATTCCTAATAATAAAATATCAGGTATTTGGACAGATAGTATACCAAGTACATTGACACATGATTTAAAAATTCGTGTGGCTAATTATGAGCAGTCACTTCCTTTTCATTACGTTGAAAAGAATTGGCTAACAGAAGAAAAAATTAATATGTATGAAAAGGCACTGAATATATGAGAAGCACCGGGTTCACACATGAAACTGAAAACGCAAGAGTAGTATACTTCAACGATGCAGGTGATATACTTAGTATATCATCGGTACAAGAAGAAGATAGTCCATTGTTAAAGAGTGCTTGGTTTTCTATAGAAGCTATATTACCTTTTCTTACAGGAGATTTTAAATTCTCAGACTATAAGGTTGTAAACACAGATGATATATTTGTTTATGAGATTATCAAGTCTAAAGTAGATATAAAACAAAGAAGCAAAGATTCGCAGTTATACAGATTACCAGATACAAAGTATTGTGATATCTCAGTAACATGGGACGGGTCAGAGTTATGCTTTTCTCCTAGTAAGGAAGTGATAGAAAATGCAAACGTTGATGAAAAGCAAAACGTTACAGTTGCAGGGAAAACACATCACCCATTTTTTATAACATATGAAAATAGACCAGATTTTATTATACAGACAGTCTCTATACCATTCTCAAAATTGTTGAGTTCTGAAACTAGAGTTAAATTCGAATATAATAAATACAGTATAAGTTTATATACCCAGAAATATCTGGAAACATATTCATTCAGGAGAACGTGATGAGCAAACTAGAAGTCGGCGAATTAGATGTTTTTTATCTAAGTTACGATGAGCCTAATAAAGAAGAACATTGGGCAGATATTATAAGTAAATTCCCATTTGCTAAAAGAGTAGATGGTGTCAAAGGATTTGACAATGCACATAAAGAGTGTGCAAGACAAAGTGATACAGAAAGATTTATTACTATCGATGGCGATAACATTGTAGATGAAAAGTTTTTCGATATCGAACTAACATTTCCAGATGGTACTGATTTAGAAAATTCAGTTATTAGTTGGTCTGCAAAAAATGTAGTTAACGGTTTAGTATATGGTAATGGCGGGATCAAATGTTGGCCAGTTCAACTTGTACTAGATATGAAGACACATGAAAATGCAGTAGACGAAACAAAGAAAGTTGATTTCTGTTGGGATTTAAATTATATTCAAATGAATAACATTTATTCTACAGTACATAATGCTGGTTCTCCGTTTCAGGCTTTTCGTGCAGGATATCGTGAAGGTTCGAAAATGTCACTTGATGAAGGTAAGAAAGTTCCAGTAGATGAATTTAAAAAACGTATCTGGCCTAAAAACTATGAACGACTAATCACATGGATGAATATTGGTGCTAACGTAGAGAATGGTATATGGGCATGTTACGGTGCTAGATTAGGTTGTTATGATACTAATCTTAATCCAGATTTCATTTTAGAAAACATTTCTAGTTACGATTGGTTCAAAGAATATTTTGAAAATACAGTCTTTCCTAAATTCGAAGGTGGAGACCAGAAGTGTGAAAAGACAAAACTAGAATGGGATTATGAAAAACTATTTGATGCATGTTTAGAGATTGGTGATATCTTAGTAGATAAGATGGACATGGAACTATGTGACCCAACACCAGAAGTAGCCGCTTTCTTTAAACGTGTGTATACTAATCCACCAAGAGTTAATAATCCATTAGCAACAGAGAAGCAAACTGGTTGGGACAAATAGATTCTAATGTCAAACTATGATGACGATGCTCAAGTAACAAGAGACAAACTTAATGCTCTTTCTCCATCAATGTGTATGGCGAAATGGTTGCAGGTTAGTTTACATTTACCACAGGGCAGAACACATAGTTGCTATCATCCTCCAACGCATCCTATTCCTTTAACTGAACTTAAAAAGGATCCAAATGCATTACACAACACAGTCTTTAAATTAGAAGAAAGAAAGCAAATGAAATGTGGCGACCGTCCTGAAGGTTGTCAATATTGCTGGAATGTTGAAGATGCACCCAATGCCCCAAAGGGCGGCAGACTTAGTGATAGACATTATCGTTCAAGTGAGTGGTGGGTAAAAGATGCATGGGACGAAGTAGTTAACAATCCATGGGATCATAATATTACACCACGTTATGTAGAAGTAAATTTCAATCAAGCATGTAACTTTAAGTGTTCTTATTGTTCACCGCATCTTAGTACAGCATGGGAAGATGATGTAAAAGAGCATGGTGGATTTCGTTTTAGCAATGGTACTGGACACAATGATATAGATTATCTACGTAAGACTGGTCTTATGCCATTAGAAGTTGCACGTAAAGATAATCCATATATCGAAGCATTCTGGAAATGGTTTCCAATGATATACAGAGACTTGAAAGTTTTTCGTATGACAGGTGGTGAACCATTAATGGATAACAATACTTTTAAAGTATTTGATTATGTAAATGAAAATCCAAATCCGTTTCTTGATTTGAGTATCACAAGTAATATGTGTCCTCCTAATAATAAATTAATGGATAAATTTATTGATAAGATTAAAGCATTAGAAGAAATTCGTGTATGGGAAGATCCAGAAAGATTTAACCCTGATAGTGGCAATCATTGGTATGTTGCTCCTGCATGTAAACATTTTAGTTTGTATGTAAGTGTAGACGGTGTAGGTAAACAAGCAGAATATATGCGTGACGGTTTAAACTTTGATACGTTGTATAATAATTGTCGTAGAGTATTAAGTGAGACTGACGGTACAGAGATTTCTTTTATCAATACGTTTCAGTTATTGAGTATACCAAATCTACGTGGGTTCTTACAAATGATATTAGACTTACGTGAAGAATTTGGATATGAAAATCAAGAAGATAAAATAATTCAACCGCCTGACCATGATGGATTTAAACACCCACCATTTGTAAGAAAGAAACGTCAAAGAGTTTGGTTTGATATTCCGTATTTAAGATATCCTGACTGGATGACAATACAATTAGCAGACCATGAAATGTTAGATTCAATACAAAAGAATATTGAATTTATGAAAGATAATGTGCTAGAGAATGATTTATATGGTCGTAAGTATACAGGCTTTAAGAACTATGAAGTATTAAAACTAGAACGTGATTTAGCATGGGCCAAAGAAGGGCTAAATATGAGTGATGAAGAATTAAGTAATCATTTAATACGTTTTCACGAATACTTTTCGCAATATGATAAACGTAGGGGACTAAACTTTTTAGAAACATTCCCCGAAATGACTGCATTCTGGAACGAAGCAAAAGAAGAATACGAGAGTAAATATGGGTCGTAAACATTGGGAGGGTGAAACTCTCCATCAATATAAAGAACGTATGATAGATAGCAAGAGTGCTAGTTATTGTGCGGCTAAATGGTATAATGCTACAATCTGGCTAGGACATGGGCAGACTGCTAGTTGTCACCACCCACCTGGTCATTGGATTCCATTAGAAGAAATCAAAGACAATCCAAGTGCTATTCATAATACTAAGCATAAAAAACTTATGCGTAAACATATGCAAGAAGGTAAGCGTCCTGCTGAATGTGAATACTGTTGGAAAGTTGAAGATATGGGTAAAGACCATATATCAGACCGTGTATTTAAAACAGAAATATTTAAAGATGAAGATATCGACAAGAGTATGGAAATGCCTTGGGACGATAATGTAAACTTACGTACATTAGAGATATCATTTGATAGAGCATGTAATCTAAAATGTTCATATTGCAATCCTGCATTTAGTACCGCATGGGTTAAAGATATCAACACCTACGGTTCGTATCAGAATATACAATCAGATGGTCGTGGTCACTTTGTTGATAATGCACCATGGGCGGCACCAGTATCAAAGAAAGAAGAAGACAATCCATATATTCAAGCGTTTCACAAATGGTGGGAAAGCGACTTAGCTGATTGCTTAGAAGAAATTCGTATTACAGGCGGTGAGCCTATTATGCATAGAGGCACATGGAGATTGTTTGAATGGTTTGAACAACACCCTGACAGAGGACGTAATATGCGTTTTGCTATTAACTCTAACCTATCTCCTGAGAAACCAAAAGTGTTGGATAAACTTATTGAGAAGTCTTGGTTCGTTCCTAATTTTGAAATCTATACATCAATGGAAGCAACTAAGGCTCAAGCAGAATATATTCGTGATGGGCTTGATTATGATTTATGGAAATCAAATATCCATCGTGTATTAAAAGAATCAAATGTAAAAAAGCTACACATGATGATGACTATCAACTCATTGTGCTTAGTTACAATTACAGATTTTATGGATGAAATGTTAGACCTACGTGATGAATATGGACAACGTGCGCCTACTATGACACTTAACATTTTACGTTTCCCATCTTTTCAAAGTGCGGCGATACTTCCAGAAACAGTAAAAACATATTATAAAGAAAAACTAGAAGCATGGTTTAGAACAGATAGACCACAACAGAAATTATCTGAAGGTGAAAAAGCAAGTATACAAAGATTGATTGACTATCTTGATATTGTTAAAACACCTCATAAAAACACAGCGGAAACTCCGAAGCTATACAATGATTTTAAGGCATTCTTTTCTCAGTTTGATGTACGAAGAGGACATGATTTCAGAGAAGTATTCAAAGGACCTATTGCGGATTGGTACGACACACTAAAAGCGGACGCACCAACTAAAGAACAGATTTTGAACAAAGAATTAGTATTCAAAGTAAGCGACAGAGCAGGTGACCCAGCCACTACAAAAGACTATGAAGGAGGTGACGATGCTCACGAAAAAGTTGGTGGCTGGGACACTGAGAATGATGCACTAGGAGGAGTAAAAGTTGAATGAGGCGCCATCTAGTAATGTACAATGCAAGAAGCGGAAGCACAGTTGTAGGAAATCATATAGCAGAAAATGTATGCAAACCTGCATTTAGGTTTTATGAGCATGGATTAGAGTCAACTGAAATTCATGACGATGAATATGATTGGTATCTAGGACTGATATCTGACATAAACAATAAACATCCCGGTATAGAATGGTGTATGAAGTGGAATATCATGGCTGGATTGCGTGATGGTATGAAACGAAAAGACAAACATTCACTTTGGGAATTTGATTTCTCTAAGGTACATAACTTCTTTAAGATAGTAGGCGTCACTGATTTACATTTTAGTTTTCGACATGATATGATAGATACTATTTGCAGTTTTATTATTGCAGAACACTCAGGTAATTGGGTAGTAAGAGATAGAAAGATAGCATCTTGTGAACCTTTCGAAATAGAAAAGGGACATATAGAACATCAAATCAAAGCATTTGATTTGGCACATCAAGCATATAGTAGGTCTGTTGAGGAAATGAAGGGCAAATACGATTGTCACTTTTATCCTTATGAAAGTTTAGGCGATATAATTGATATTGATAATGATCCACATGGGCTTGTAAAACAACTGTCTAAAGAAGAAAAAACTAAAATTATTATAAATTATGACGAAGTAGAGAAATCTATCAAGGAATCGAAATTATGGAATCGTGACTATGATAAATCAACAGGAGTTTACACTCTTGAATAAGAAGATAATACCTATCTGGAAGAGCGACGGAAGTTGTGCAGAAGAAAGTAAGAACAAAACTTTCTGTATGGCTCCTTGGTCTCATACCTATATATCTCCTCAAGGTGAACGTAGACTTTGTTGTGCGTCACGTGAAGAACATTCGTTTCAAAAGCAATGCATCGATGCATCAAATGATGAACGTTATGGTAAAGTAAAAGATTCTAAAACAGATGCAGAAGATTTTAATCCGGTATCATTAGAAGAACACTGGAACTCTCCTTACATGAAAGACATTAGAAAGAAACTAATGGCAGGAGAACGTATTCCACAATGTGATGTTTGTAATGATGACATTTTAAGTTTATCATCTTATCGTAAATGGTTTACAGGTGTTTTATTCAGAGACAAGATACAAGAAGCATTTGATAAGACAGACGATGACGGACATACAACAATGCCTGCTATATCATTTGACTATCGTTATTCTAACCTGTGTAATTTTAAATGTCGTATGTGTGGTGAACAATTATCAAGTTCGTGGGAAGCAGAAAAGAAGAAACACAACATGTGGTCGATTGAACATCAACCATTTATGCAACCAACTGTAAAACAGAAGATGGTAAAGTTTCAGCGTACAGTTGTTGAACCAGAATTTAAGAAAGCAATTAGTGATGGTATCGTAGAAGAAATATATTGGGTAGGCGGAGAGCCACTTATGTATGATATACATTGGTGGGCATTAAAAGAAATGGTCGCTAATGGTTCTGCAAAGAATTGTCACTTAAGATATAACTCTAATTTATCTCGTACAACATTTAAAGGTATGGAACTATTTGACTATCTACCTCAGTTCAAAGACTGGTTGATGTGTGCAAGTATTGATGGTACAGGTGATATCGTAGAGTTCATTCGTAAAGGTATTGTATGGGACGAGTGGTTAGCTAACTTTAAGAAAGGACTAGCCGCACCAGGTGGTAAAGACAAAATGTTATTTGACTTGACTATTACTG